ATGATACCATTTTTACAAAAATCACCGCCCGCAAATTCCCACAGCGAGAAAATACATTGAATCAATTCTGCGGCGAATTTTGCAGCGTAACTCTGCCGTGTGTGTTATTGTGGAATAATGTTGATGATTCAACCACATTACATGGCGCGATATTTCGAGACGGATTGCGCGGTGTGTTTCGCGGTGTGTTTCGCTGCGTAGTATGCCGCGAGGGTGGGGGATGTGGCTGCGTGGCTTTGATGTTTATATTTTGTTTATAATTTGTTTATGTTTTCTTAATTGACTATGTGCGGTCGGTGGTGTATAATGTAATCAGAAATTAAGAAAGGACACGCAAAAGGCGTGAAGGGTGAATGTGGTATGGTTGGCAATGATTTGTTGAGTGATAATATTTTTGAAGAGTATGTGAAAGATTATAACGGTTTAATTTTTGATAGTGAAACTATTAAAGGTGATTTAATTTATAGATGTTATTATGATTATGTTGAGAAGTGTTATTGTTCGTGTATAGAATGCCTTGATTGTTTAAAAAATGAATGTAAAATTTTGTTTAATAAATTTAATGTGATAATAGGTGGATTGAAAATATTACGTGATGGTACTTGTGCATATTTTAATAAATGGCGCGATGAAGTTTTATATTTATTAGAAAATGGTTATGACTATGATGAAGACCTTACAGAGCGAACGCCTATACTTGTTGAAATGGAGCTTTTTACAGGTGATTATATTAAAAAGGTAGTACCTGCTTCATATATTATTAAAATGTTGAATTATAAAGGAGGTGAGGATGATGACTAATTTAAAAAGTTTAGAAATTTCAACCAAAGTGCATTTGGCAGGGGTTGAAAATGTCATTAGTATGATTGATGATATTGAAAACAATAGTTTAATGACTGTTGAAACATCTGAGATGAAAAACATCATCAAGGAAATAAAGGCGGTTGCGGCTAAAACAGAAAATAAGAAATTCAAAACATTCTTGAATCAGTTGATTAAAGATTGTGAAGGAAAAATCTATAAAACTGTTGACAAATAACATTTAATGTAGTATATTAAATGTAAGAGGTGGCAGGGGTGATATTCAGGCACGTCACTCTTGTCACTTTTAATTTTTAGAAAGTGAGGTTTTTTGTATGATTGATATTGAGGAACTGAAACCAATTCTTAGTGAAATTTTAACAGATGAAAATTCGGTTGATATCATTGAGAAAATTCAGGCTATCGATAAGCCGGGTGTAACTCAGGCTGATTTAGATAAGCTTGATAATGAATGGAAAGAGAGATATCGAAAGGCATTTTTTGACGGCGTTGAAATTGAGAAGCAGGCAGATGGAAACGCTGATGATGATTCTGACGGTATTGAAGAAGATGAAAAAGAGAAAATGAATTATGAGGATTTGTTTTCAAATGAAAGTGAGGGTGAATAAATATGAAGAGACGTATTAGTGTTCAGAATTTGAATGCATCAACCGTTGACATTTTGAATGTCATCAGAAAAAACGCGGGTCAGGAATATCAGGATTTGGTGCCTGAGATTTCAAAGAGTTCAGAAATTCCAAAGGTTGGAGAGGTGCTTTTTGGTTATCCAGCTTTGGCTAATCAGTTTATTTCAGCTTTGATTAATCGTATCGCGGCTGTTAGAGTTAAGTCAGTCACATTCAACGACCCTATGAATAAGAGATTCGGTAAAGGTCTTTTAGAGTATGGTGAAACAGTTGAAGAGATTTTTGTTCAGATTGCAAATGTCAGGGTTTTTGACTATGACAAGGCAGAGAAGAGAGAACTGAAAAGAACCATGCCTGATATTCGTTCTGCTCTTCACACTATGTCATGGAATGTTCAGTATCCCGTAACTGTTACGGATACCGATTTGAGAAAAGCTTTTTTAAGTGCTGACGGTGTGACAGATTTAATCGCGAGAATTGTTGATTCAATTTATAAGGCGGCTGAGTATGATTCTTATTTGCTTTATAAATACCTGTTAATCAAGACAATCAGTCATGGAAAGATTGTTTCTCAGACAGTTCCAAACTCAGACGACATAGAAGAGTTCGCAATTGCTTTCCGTGCAACTTCAAACAAGTTGACAATTCCACGCCGTGAGTATAACGCCGCTGGAGTTTTAACAAACACGGACAAAGACAAACAGTATCTTTTCCTTGATGCTAATTTTGCAGCACGTTATTCTGTAAAGGTTCTTGCTTCTGCCTTCAACATGTCAGAAGCTGATTATACTTCAAAAGTCGTTCTCATCGATAATTGGGACGAATTCGACAATGACAGATTTGACGCAATCCGCGCAGAGTCTGATATGATTGACGAAGTAACGACAGAAGAGTTGGAAGCAATGAAGAAAGTTCGCGGAGTACTTGTTGATGAGTGGTTCTTCCAGTGCTACGATAACGCAATGAAGATGACTGAAACTTTCGTAGCTGCTGGTGATTACTGGAATTACTTCTATAGAGTACAGAAGACAATTAGTTATTCACCGTTCGCAAATGCAATCGCATTTGTAACATCTGACGCAGTTGTAACACTTCCTGAAAGCTTGACTGTAAAGATTACGGATAAATCAGTTTCAGACGTTGCAACAATCTTGACATTAGCAGTTCAGGACGATACCGCAGCTTTGCATGATACAAACGTTCGATTCGTGCAGACAGAAGAAGCTACAAGAGCAGCAATCGCAGTTCACGAATACGGTGCTGTTATCATGCCAGCCAGTGCAGCAAGCGTTACACTTGAGCTTGAAATGGGCGGAGCTACTTACAAAGCAAGCACACCGACAACAAACGCGGCAAATGTTGGCGAAACAATCACTTTTAACAAGCAGTGATAAAAATTTTGAGGGTGGTGTAAAATACACCGCCCTTTTTTAATAAGGGGTGATAAAATGCGAAGACAAGACAAAAACTTAGTTATTGAAAATTTTGAAATATATCAATATTACAAGGAGCGTTTAATTAACATTGCTTTGTCTCAGTTCGAATGGCAGGGACTACCTAAAACATGTGACAGGTTATTTTTCGAACGTACGTTGTTAATGTCTGGAAAAGCTGCAATGTTAAAACCGCGTGGGTTGGATGATTTAGTTTCTGTTGATTTTCTGCAGACTGGAAATTTTGATATATACGGATATCCAACGGATATTGTAGGAATTGGTTATAATGCGCGAAACATTGAAACGGATGATTGGTTAATTTTATTTGACAACATGACCAAAACAACGTTAATGGATAAAATTGATTTATACGCTCGTCTATTGTGGGAATGTCACAACACATTCAGAAGCAATTTACAGCAGCAGGTGACACCGTACATTATAGCAACAAATAGAAATTCTCAGTTGACAAAAGAGAATTTCATATTGCGTGTGCAGGGTTTCCAACCTGTAGTTACTGTAAAAGATGGTGAAGATATTAAAGACAGCATAACAGCCTTTCAAACTGGCGTTGAGTTCAGAGGTAATGAGATGTTACAATGTCTTAAAACAATTTGGGCGGAAGCTCTTTCAATGCTTGGAATATCTGCAGAGACTACCAAAAAGGAACGATTGATATCTGACGAAATCACAATAAACCGTCAGGAAGATTTAATATCATTGAATTCAAGATTGTTGAATCGTGTTGATTTTTGTAATAAAGCAAATGAGCGTTGGGGTCTTGATTTGTCTGTTAATCTTTCGTCAAATGTAAACACGGAACTTTACGGTGACTATTCTATGATGATGTTGCAGAATTCTGGCGCTGATGAGAACGAGTCGAAAAATTCAAATAAGGAAGGTGAAGAGGATGGCTAAATTTACAATTTCAATTCTGGACAAATTGTTGGAAAATTCTAACAATAAGGATTTGACAGATTTTCAGAACTTAACAGACGTTTCAAAATCAACTCTTTTTGGTTCTGAATTAAATGTTATTTCTGAGGAATACAGAGATAGATTCGTTTTGTCATTTACTCAGGAATTTCTATATGATGAAATCGGTTTTGAAACTTTCACGGGTTGGCGTATGGCTTTGGCACATCGAATTTTTGACCTTGCTGAAAAAATCAACTGGACTTTTGAAAACCTTGACAAGCAGGTTTTTGCTAATTACTCAGTAAACAAAAGAACAATTGACACAACCGCAGCAGGTAAATCTAAAACAGATTCATCAGGAACAACTAGCGCTGACGGTACAACATCAACAACGGCAACTAATACAACAACAGGAACGCAGAGTGACGAAACAACCGGAACCGGAACGGTTAAAGATTCTTCAACAGGCAAGAATACAACAACAGGTTCTAACGAAAGTTCAACGACTCAGGGCGGAACAGAAACAACATCAAAAACAGCAAACGACACGAACACAACGACTTATGGAAAATCAACGTTGACAAATACAACAGATACAGGCACGGTGACAAATTCCAATGATGGTGACGTTACTGACACAAAGGGTATTTCTGGAGCTATCAACAAAGCAACAACAAGTGATTTGACTAAAACAGGTAGTGAAAGCAACAGCAAGGACGCAACGGAGAACGGAAGCGGTACAAAATCACCGGCGCTTCTTGAAACACGAAGTGAAAAAGAGGGTAACAACGTTATAGAAAGAGAGGTTTCATATTCTGATACACCTCAAAACGGTTTATCTGCCGTTAAGGATGGGAACTATTTAACAAACTTCACATTCCAGAAAGAGACAGAGACACCGCATTTATTTGCAACCGTAAACACTGAAAGTTTAGTGGCTGCTGAAAGTAATTCAGATAATAAAACACTTTCTGAAACAAACAATCTTACTTTTACAAATCGTAAAGATTCGACAACAGGAAGTGAAAAAACAAGCTATGAAAACTATTCAGAAACAAACACTCATGATGATAATTCAACGAAAACAGAAACGCGAAATCTAGCTGGAACAAACACGGTTACTGATTCAGGTTCTGATATCACTTCAGGTGAAAGTACAGGAACCGATACAGTAACAAAGGATTTGACAGATTCAACGACTGGGACAACATCGAGCACAACAGACACAACGAATTCAAACACAAGCGAGAGCAAAAACGCAACAACGGCAACAAGTAATTCAAAAAATGTTTCAGAGTCTAACGGCTCAGATACGTCACACAATGAGAGCACCAACACAAACACAAACACAACAACAAATGATTCAACAAGCAAAACAATAGAGCAGGACGAACATTATGAATTCAATTATGAAATGTTAATGAAAGCGACGCCGTACCTGAAAAGCTTGTGGCGTGAATTTGATGATTTGTTTTTTGGTTTATTGTAATTTGAAAGGAGTGTGTAAATATGTATGAAGATTTTAAAGACATGGTTGAAGATTTGCAATTAGTTATCCCCTCAACTTTTGAAGAGTGTTTTACTTATGAATTGCAGATTTTATATTTGAAAAAACTGATTGACAACATCGAACCGGGCGGTGATTATCAGGAAGAAATTGACAACATCAACAGAAAGTTGGTTGCTTTACAGAGTGAAGTTACTAAACTTAAAAACGACGTCAACAACCTCAATCCTGACGAAGTGCAGCGAAAACTTGACGCAATGCAAACAGAAATCAACGGTGTAAAAACTAGCATTCAGACAATCACTCAGAATGTGACAACTTTGACAGGAAATGTAAACAATAACACAACAGACATTGAAACTTTGACAGGTGAAATGACTAATGTGAAAAATACATTGAAGAATAAACAGGACAAACTAACATTCGACTCAACACCAACAGCAGGCTCTAATAATCCGGTCACAAGTGACGGGATTAAAAGAGCGTTGGATAATATCGACGTTGGAAACGTACAGGAGCAGTTGGACGCAATCGAGCAAGAGCAGACAGAACAGAACACAAAGATTTCAAACAACAAGAGAGAAATTGACAGTGTTAAACAGGATTTGGCAGGTAAACAGAATGTTTTGACATTCGACGCAACGCCGACAGCTGGCTCTAATAATCCGGTGACATCTGACGGGATTAAAAAAGCTCTTGATAACGTTGACGTTGGCAACGTACAGGAGCAGTTGGACGCTATCAAATCGGAGCAGACAGAACAGAACAAAAAGATTTCAGACAATAAAACTGAAATTGATTCTGTAAAAGAAAGTGTGGCAAATCAGGAAACAGACATAACAGCTTTACAGGAAACAACGGCAGGACATACAACGGCTATTGAAGGGCTTCAGACTGGAAAGCAGAATGTTTTGACATTCGACGCAACACCAACAGCCGGGTCACAAAATCCGGTGACATCTGACGGAATTAAAAAGGCAATTGACGCAAGCGCAGGCGGTGGCGGTGGTGGAACTGGTGAAACACAGTTTACACAACATACTTTCGATAGTAACGTTATTTTTGATATTACGCGAACAGATGCAGTTGTTTATGAACCAACGTCAACTGGATTTGTAAGACATACCGATATTTCAGTTAGTGCTATATCTTTTATTAATAATGAATCTGTATATCTTCCAAAATCTGGTGTCTATTCGGCAATTGTAAACGCTCGTGTGTTGTTAAAACGAATTGATTGTTTTGACACCATGATACCTGTTAAGTTATATCCAAATGGAATTGGCGTTGGTGGTTATGGTGCTTTCTTTACACTTGATATTAACAACACATTATATTTTGTAAATCTTCTGTATGAAAATAAATATGTAATTTCTTAAAGGAGAGTGATTATTATGAAGAAAGAGAATTGTTATTTTTCACAGCTTGTTATTCCGTCAACGTTTTCAAATGCTTTCACATACGAAAAACAGTTGTTGTTTCTTCTTGATTTAATTAAGAAACAGCAGGAAGAAATAATTGATTTAAACAATCGATTAAAAAACCTTGAACAAAACGCTTGACAAAATACCATTAAGGTGGTAATATAATTATAGGAAGATTTGCAGGGCTTACTTAGTCGGGGGTTCGGCTTGAAATATAGCACCGGCTGAGGTTTTGACTGAGACACGGTCGGGGTTCTGGAATCTTCCTTTTTTTAAAGGTGGTGATATTAATGAGAGTTTTTACAGAGAAACACATTATCGAACTTATAAAGAAATATGGAAATGTTAGAAAGTCGGGTGAAAAGAATAATGAGAGAGTGGACAGAAAAACACATAATAGAACTGATTAAACAACACTCAGGCGGTGGAATTGTAACGCCTCCTTTTAAAGAAATAGGATTATTATATACAGCATATGATAATCATTATGTTGATATTTTCACAACTTTGAACATTCGTGAAATTTCAAATGTTGCAGCGAAAATATTACACCTTGACACATCCGAATGGAGAAACGGTCGCGTTTTGAAATCAACTTTGGACCCGACTTGGAACGACGGTGGAAGAATTGAAGTTGGGGCGGAAGGTATGCCCGTTTCTGCTTATGATTTAGATGCTGAAAGTTACACGTGTTTTTTGGTTCCATCTCCAAATGTTGATTCAAATCATTACAACACATATTCTCAATTCGAATATAAAATAAGAGACGGTCTAACTTTCTTGCCTGATTTTTTGCCTTTCATGAATTTTGAAACATTCAATTTTAGTGGTTTTCAATATGGTTATGGGATAGAGAATATCTCAATGATGGATGTGAATTCAATTATTAAAACTGTATTGAATATAGATGATGATTTACTTGTTGGTTATAATGAAAAAACACCAGATGGGAAGTCTATTTGGGACACATACACAAAGGTGAATGGGTATCTTGAAGATGAAAAACATTATTTCAGAAAAGATTTAGTTCCGGCAACCGCTTCGCTTTATGTCTCAAAAGCAGTTTTCCAAAAATGGTTCAAAACATTCAATAGTATGGAAATATATATTGAGGTGTTAAACGCTGAATGTATAATAAGACCTGACGAAATACCGCAGGAAGGGCGAGTTTTTTATGGTGGTCTAGTAGCTGACGCGTATGAATATCCTGACGGATGGTAAAGTTAATGAAAGGTGGTGAGAATATGGAAATGACAGATATTGTGAACATGGTTTTGAATTCTTCTGTTTCAATCGTTGTTATTGGTTACTTTATGTACAGGGATTTCAAATTTATGGGACAGTTGCAGCAGACTTTACAGAGCCTCGTTGATACAGTCGGGGTTCTTAAAGACTTTATGGCACACGATATTAAAACAAAAGGAGATGGTAAAAATGAGTAAAATTGAAAGTGCTATTCAGTTTATGGAAGACACAGCGCGGGACAATTCTCACGGATATTGTCAAACTCACCGTTGGGGCGCTGACGGTGATTATGATTGTAGCGCGCTAGTTATTACAGCGTGGGAGCGTGCAGGTGTAAAGGTGAAAAGCATGGGTGCAAGCTATACAGGAAATATCCTTGATGTTTTCAAAAAAGCAGGATTTAAAGATGTGACCTCATCTGTAAATCTTCGCACGGGTTCTGGTTTAAAGCGTGGTGACGTTCTTTTAAGAACTGGTCACCATGTGGCTATGTATTGCGGAAACGGAAAAGAAGTTGAAGCGAGCATTAACGAAAAGGGAAAAGCAACAGGCGGAAAGCCGGGCGACCAGACAGGGCGCGAAATTCTAATTCGTTCTTATCGCAATTATCCATGGAATCATATTTTGCGATATAGTGAAACCGCAAGTGTAAACACAAGCACAAGTCATGGAAAATTAACAGCAAGCAACAAAACACGCTTCACAGTTAGTGGAACAGGAACCCCGAACCGTTCAAAACAGTTTTCAGGCGTGGTTCATGCTGACGTGTTAAACACCCGTAAATGGGCGGGCACAAATTACGGGAAATGTAGTTTAAAACTATATGACGGAGACGTTGTTGACGTATGTGACTCAATTCAGGACAAAAACGGGGCGACATGGTATTATATATGTTATAAAAACAAACATGTTTTCGTTTCTGCGAAATACGTTGACTAATATATAAAAATGTTGTATAATAACGATAGAGATATAATTCTCTATCGTTATTTTAAATTGAAAGGAGATTTTAAAAATGAGTGTAATTACACCTAATTCACAAATAAAACTTTATAGTGGTATAGAAATTACTGACGGTTTAGAAATGGTTTTTAAATCAAAAGCAGGTCAGAACGCCTACTTTAATAGTAAGTTGAAAGCTTCAAACGTTACATGTACCTATATTAAGAAAACGGGAAAATGTCGTATTGAATTTCCAACATCAACAGTTTCACAGTGCAACTTTATTTCATTTACAAACGCTTCTTTTGAAAATGTAACATTTTATGCTCGCGTTACTAATTGGGAGTATGTAAACAATGTTACTTCTGACATCATGTATGAAATCGATTGGTTCCAAACATATATGTTTAATGTGGAATATAAGGACGCTAAGATTGAAAGAGAACATTTGAGCGAAGATGATTTTCAGGCGTTGGAAAAGAACCCTTGGAAAACTGGTATTTATGAAATGGAAACAGAAGAGGGGTTGGCAGTTGATAAAAATATGTTATATTTTCCTGTTGTTGGAACTGCTGATGATGACACAATGTATTCAATAGATGTTGGTGACTTATACGCAGTTATGCAGCTTTCACCGTATGAAACCGATGATACAACATTAGATGAATTATTAACAGAAAACACATCAGGTTTTTACAGTCCAAAAGATAATTTAATTCATGTTGGAAACAAAGGAGAATCACCAGCGCCCGCAGCTATTCAGTACATGAAATATCCGAACCCGAATTATATCGCTTTTTTCCAGATGAGTAAAACTGATAATTCAGGTCAAATAGGTTTAGCTAATGTTGTAAAAACATTAACTATTAACAACGCTTCACATAACATTATTGCATTATATGCAATTCCAAAGGGTTATATTCATAGTTTTGTTACCGCAAACAGTCCAACACCTGATTACGCTAATTTTAAAGTTAAAACACCCGCTTTTTCAAAGTATGTTAATAAAAAACTATACCGCGCACCATATCAATTTATTGAATTACATTTGGCAAATGAGGTTAAAGAATACCAGTATGAAAATTTCGTTCTAAATGCAACTGGTGAAAATGCACAAACTGAAGTTGAATTTGATGTTGTGGCGTCATTGGAAAATATACCTATGTTGGCAATTCTTCCAGCTTATTACAAATACTCACCGGGTGATGGTATTATGAGTCAATTAAACGTAGATGAACGTATTGAATATAAGAATATTCCTCATATTTCTTATAATATTGATGATTATTCTTCATTCCTTGGTTCACAGTATCAATCAGCTTTAACAACATCTGACAACGAAATATACGCAAATGAAATAACCAGTTCAGCCGCGTTGGGTAATAACGTTTTGAGAAATGATGTTGGAGCAATTCAGGAACAAGGTCCTGTATTATCGGCGGTTTATTTCTTACGCGACATGTTGACACAAGTGAAAAATGCTATTGATTATAACACAGGTGGAACCGATTATATAAACAGTTATGCACAAAATCAAACGCAGTTGGATTTACTTAATGAAGCAGGCTCAACCAAGAAAGGTGATTTTGTTTCTAATGTTTATGGTCAGGCAAAAAGAGTTCTTGGAGGTTCCCGTTATGTTGCGGGCAACACTGGTACTTTGGAACTATATGCAGGAGTTGCCGGAAATGTTGGCGCTCCTGTTGTATGTAAAAGACAGATAAAACCAGCAATACTTGCCGAATATGACAAATTTTTCAGCAATTACGGCTATACTTCAAACCGTGTTGGCGTACCTCGTGTATGTCATTATATTAAAGCGACAGACACACAACCACATTTTCAGGACGGTTTCACATATGTCAAAACCTCAGGAATGCAGGTTATAGGTAATTTAAAACCAGCGTGTGAATATATTGAGGGTATGTTTGACCGTGGTTGTAAATTCAAAAAGGGGGACTAATATATGACTGATAGTTTCATTGACGCAGGGGTTGAATTTTATTCACCCCTGCCGCTTCTAAATAAAAAAGATAGATACAAAAACACACCTGAAATATTCCTATCATGCTCTAACCGTGGAGCAGGTAAAACATACGGATTTGGTAAAGTAATTTTAGATTTGTATTTTCACAAAATAGAATTACCTTATTTGAAGAATATGAGAAAATTCGCCCTGTTATGCAGAAAAAAAGGTGATTTGGGTTCTGTTGCTTCTGGTATCTTTTCAATCATCTTAAATGACAATTACAATCAATACAGCATAGAAGAAACAGTAATGCAAAAGGGCGTATATAGCGTAATTCAGCTTTGCTCGAAGATTGTAAACGATGAAGACGAAGAAGAACCGTTTAAAGAGGTTTGCGGCTATGTTTTGCCTATAAATTCATCTGATGATATCAAAAAAATTTCATCTAACTTTTACGACGTTGACGCAATTTTTTTTGATGAGTTTCAATGTGATAATTATGTACCAAATGAGATGAACAAATTCGTAAACATTCATACATCAATCGCCCGTGGTGGTCCAAATGGTGTGAGATTTGTACCCGTATTCATGGCGTCGAACTCACTCGATATTAACAACCCATATTTCGAAGAATTGGGAATAACAACAAAGATTCAGGACAACACAAGATTTTATAGGGGTGACGGTTTTGTGTTGGAGCGTTTCGTTAATTTGTCAGTTGCAGAACGACAAAAACAATCAGCGTTTAACAGGGCTTTTTCTAAGAATAAACAAATGCAAAGTAATATTGACAATAGTTGGTTGAATTCTGATTTCTCTTGTATCTGTAAACCTGAAAGCGATTGGGGCAAGAATTATTATTTATGCACATTATCATACAATGATACACAATTAGCTATAAGATTATACGATAATGGATATTATTATATAAACAGGGTTGTTGATTTAACACATCCGAACTTTTACAATATGAACCCTGACGGGCGTGAAAACATGACATTATTCAGCCGCATACCGTTATTCAATAAACTTCGTGAAAACTTCTTCCGCGGTCGTGTTAGATTCTCAGATATAGCAGTTAAAAAAATTATGGTTGAAAATGTAATATAAAAAGAGGGTTTAAACCCTCTTTTTATTGTTAAAAGTCACTTAACACATCCGCTCTTTCATACATTATAGACATCTCTTCACCGTCACACGCCGACTGAATATCGTTGAATAATGTTTTATAATCCTCAGTATTTGAAATTTTGAATGTTGCAGGCATTAAACATATACCGTATTTGTCAGCAGAATAAAACCAGTCTCCGTTCCTATCAACCCACGTTCCGGGCGTCTGGTTGTCGTTATAATAGGTTATTGTTTTTTCGCTTTCATTTGTTTTCCATGTCAAACCATCTTCAAACATGTCAACAGATTTCACAACATTCAAACAGGCTTCCTTACTGATACCCGCAACAGTGCATACAATTTTTTCTTTTCCGTCTTTTTCAATCTTGTCACAATAACACTTTGCGTGAAGTGCTTTGAACTCTAAACACTTGTCCTCAATGTCAAAATATCCGAGTTCTTTACATTTACCCTTTGGTGTTTTTGGTTTAAACTTGTTGATGTCAATGTTTCGAGCCTTGCACACTTCAACAATACAACTTTCAACGTAATCATTGAATTTCAAAAACTCTTCAACCTCTTCATCAGTGAAAACACCTTTAATTGAATCTGTATCACAATAAACAACCTTTTCATCGAATTTTAAAATATTCTGCCATAATCTCCAACGCGCCCATGCAGAAACCCAGACGCCTATCTGATACATAGTATAACAATTTTTCTTCAACATACTTTTAATTGTATCATGAAAAGATTTCTGATTAAAATATTCATCATCCTCTTTAATCCATCCATCAGCATTATAAAGAATTTCTTCATTGATTAACTTCTGAACCTGTACCCCGTAAATTCCGTTGTTGAATTTTTTACTAAAATCATAAAGGTCTTTTTTTCCATCAACATCTTTCAACGACGTTTTCCATCCGTAATAGTCCAAAATAACGTTAATATAATTTGCTGGTAAATAATCACAATCAGCCGCCCAACAGTGCAACACTTCAATATTACAATCATACGCTTTTAAGAAAATATCCAAATCCAAATCAGTCATTGTTGCTGTAAATCCAGCTGCGTTGTAAATCTTTCCATTATCAAGCGTTACAATTTCAAACTCTTTGCCGTTCTCATCTGTCGCCGTTTCAAAGTCATATGCCTTTGAGTATGAATAAAATGTGTTGAATGTTTTTGAAACAACATTTGTGAACCTGAATTCTCCAAAATATATTTGCTTCTTATTTGCTCCCAATCCCTGTAAATCAATTATATCTTTTTCATATTCTGAAATTTCGCGCCATGTTGAAATTGGAAATTTGCACTGTGTCATGACTGCTGGATATGAAGAACGAAAATCAAAACAACTCACATTCTTTCTCAACTGATTTGTGTGAAGAATGTTTGCATGAGTCCAACCGCCCATATATGCTTTATATAATTTTAAGTAAAAATTATAATCAACTGACTCTGCCACCTTTTTGCACATGTCCACCCACTGCAAATTAGTAGCCACTTTTTCTTCCAATACTCTTCGTAATTCTCCGGTCTGAGTCATTGGAATATTTCCAAGTCGTTTATACTTGTCACGATACTCACGCAAACCATAAACCATTGAAACAACATCATTTACTGAATAGTCAATCTCTTCATCTGTCAAACGCGTTTCCGGCGTCCTTACTGGTAAGTAAAAATCTTTTGGTTCTTCCAATTTAGAAACCTTCAAATCCTTTGTCCAACTTAACAAACTTCTCTGAGTCAAACACAACGTATCATTTAAAATTACGTGAGTTCTGTTATAATTGAAATCAGCTCTCATAGGACACCTCTGTTTTCTTGCAAAAACAGAACATCTTTTTGTCCAACGTGTAAACTCCTTATGAAAAACATTCTGTAAATGCTGGAACTCAAAACCCAAATTGTGAATGTATATATGAATTTCAGGTGCGGTTCCAACAACTTTCTTTCCTTTCTTATATGAGTCTAATAATAAACTTCTTGCGATTATATCCATATTAGGGTCAACACCATTAGAAGCCAATGTGACATCATCCGTCAATTCTGTCATAAACTCTTCAAACTCACCCCAAGTTCTACCCATGAAAACAACAATTTCTGAATTATTATCAGCAGCGCGCTCAATCGCGCACTGCCAAACATACATGAGAGAAACCTGTTCGACGTCTTCACCGTCGAACAGCGAGTGATTTTTTGAATAGAGTTCATGAGAAAAACCGATAATCTGACCGTCTTTCTGTCTAAAACCGTTAGATGTCTCAATGTCAAACGTTATTAAGTTTTGTAATTCTTTAATGTGTGTTTTTCCCTTTGTAACGCTTTTAAAATCAAAAGTGATTTCTCTTAATTTCTCATAACTCCAATAAATCAAATTGCTCATAATGTTTTTAATCCTTTCTTAAATTTTGCGTTGTCGTAAATCGGCAGCGCATTTTTTTTTTACTTACCTTTAACTATCTCAACAGCCTTTCTTAAAGAAGAACCGCCCTCAATCAAAACAAGAATTCTTTTTAAATCATAACCCGTTATTCCTTCTTTGTCAACAGACTCTACAAAATTCCTTAATTCTTCTTCATTGTAATAAGAATATTTTGAATTCTTGTATTTCTGCCAAGCGTCCGAATCAAAAAAATCAAACATAATATCAACAGTATCATCACCAACAGCGAAATTTTCACCGAACGTTTCTTTAGCTGCTTTCAACTGCTCCGCTTTTATTTTGTCCTTAGACTCTTTCAAAAAAGGCGTTGCGTAAATAGCTTTTACAAAAGCGTCACCGTATTCACTGCCCATTATAGTGGAAACAATTTTTGTTAATTCAGAAGTTTTAGCACCTTTCAAGATTTTACCAACGTTTGCTATATCTGAAAATTTACGTGATAATAAAGCAAAATCTGATTTAATACCTAAAGCAGAACCGAACTGACCAAATAACATTGAAATCAGTTTAGCCGAACCTCTATTAAGGTTCATCGCATTTTTCTGTAAATCGTTTGTAAACTGTCTTGCCTGCTTAATGTTGGTCAATTCGCTTGCTTTCTTTATAAAAGTACGCTCAACACCTGCAGCCGCTTTATATGTGATTTTCTTATGTGAATATGATTTAATTCTGCTTGTATTCGCCGTTACTTTTCGATACTTTTCAACTTCTGCACTTGTCCAACGTTTTTTTGTAACATCCTCTTCAACAGCTTTTTTTACATTCTTACTGACTTTATACCCTTTTTTTTCCAACTCATCAATTCTTTTCAACGCGTTCTTTTGTGCTCTCTCAACTGCTTTCAAATTCTTTTCCCATTGCGTCATCTTCTTTTTCTTTGTTGTCTTTGCCTTGCTCATATATAACACCACCCGTTCTTTAATGTAATATTAGTATACCACACACAGCCGCCAAAATCAATGAATAAACTATGAATAAATTGTAAACAATTTATAAAAAAACAAGAGGTTTTAAAACCTCTTGTTAGATGTATACACCGTAATTATAAAACATATGATGTAAACAATAACCATTCCAACCCAACCAATGCCACTCATAATTACACCCCCTCATATTCAGTAACAATACAATCACACATTTTTCTCACAATAATCAACAGGTGACAAAGATTATCAAACCAGTCATAAATATCATGTTGTCCGACATCATCGAAACGAATATTGAAAATATCCTTAAATCCTGTCATGTCCTTTTCAATTTTTTCTCCAGCGTCACCCGCCATATTCCAAACAGCAGTTTTATAATATGTTTTCAACCTTGAAATTAATTCACCTCTGTTAATATCAGCATAAGTATAAGCAATCATAGTATAAAACATTAATTCTATTTCATGTGAAGCTATATCCGTTTTATTCTTACAAATATACTCTAACAATCTTTCAGCATATACATACGAATCATAACAACCTATCTTTTCTTCTAAACCTTTCATATGATGAAGCGTCTTCACACTCTCAGGAATGAAAATACCTTTCTGTAAATTCCGGCGCGCCTCAATCATCTGATAATCTTCCTCACTAATCTTTTTCGCCATCTCATTTACTAATCTACCATATAAAACCATACCACATTCACCCTTCACGCCTTTTGCGTGTCCTTTCTTAATTTCTGATTACATTATACACCACCGACCGCACATAGTCAATTAAGAAAACATAAACAAATTATAAACAAAATATAAACATCAAAGCCACGCAGCCACATCCCCCACCCTCGCGGCATACTACGCAGCGAAACACACCGCGAAACACACCGCGCAATCCGTCTCGAAATATCGCGCCATGTAATGTGGTTGAATCATCAACATTATTCCACAATAACACACACGGCAGAGTTACGCTGCAAAATTCGCCGCAGAATTGATTCAATGTATTTTCTCGCTGTGGGAATTTGCGGGCGGTGATTTTTGTAAAAATGGTATCAT